ATTCCCGCACTTGTTTCTCTTTCGGCCGCAACTTCCCTTTGACCTTCCAACTCAACCGGTCGGCCGACTCTTCGCCATCCACCATGGCTTGGATGATCCTCTGTCCGCTCACGCCCAGCAAATCGCTCATCACCGACGACAATTTCACATTGGCGATCTCGAACAGATCACGAATTTTATTGTGGATCTGGTTGCGCTGTCTCAGTAGCGTTAACCGACAGCGCGTCAGGTCCCGCAGCCGGCGGATTTCCGGCGGCGGCACGAAGCAGGCATCCAACCGCCGGACCTGGAGAAACTCTGCGATCCGCCGTGCGTCCCGATGGCCGCTTTTGCGCCCTTGTAGCGCCTTCACCTGCTTCGGGTGGCTAACAGCAAATGGTCGAAATATCCCTCCAACACGTTCCACACCGGCCGCCAGTAGACGCCGGTCGATTCCAGGGCAATCTCGGTGACCCGCAATTGCTTCAACCAAACCCGCATCCGGGTCAACTCATTACGAAACGTTCCATACGCCTTCTTCACCGGCTTGCCGGTTGTGCCATCGGCCGCCAGTACGCACACCACAACCGTCTCCTGATGCACGTCAATGCCGCAACAGCCGCGATATGGATTCGTTTCCATCCCTCATCTCATCCTTTCCGCCGCACAGCGAAGGATGCGAGAAACAAAGTAAACATTCCCTTGCGAGCTCTCCGATTCTTGCGAACCGGGCGCTTCATTTCCTGCTCCTTAGCAGAAGAGCATCCCTGCCAGGGTCACAAACGGATCCAAGTCCAGACTGAGGCCGGCCTGTGTCGCTGGCGGCTTCCACCAGTATCCGCTGCCGGAGCGCACCCGGTTTTCATCTTCGCTAGTGTCAGACCCGTAGGGCCTGAAAATGTTGGGTCACAGAAGATTGAAATATTTTTGGGCGTTTCCTTTCAATGCGTTAGGTCTTCGGAGCCGGCTACCGCGGACCGGGCAACTGGTAGTCTCTGATCGGGAAGAGTTTTGCGGCAGCTTCCGCAAGCGCGAGACCGAATTTTCTTATGCCAGATAGTGAAAGCGGTAAACAGAAGGTACGCAAGACGAAGAAAGCCACAGCGCCCAGAAGCCGCAAATCTTTGCTCGCGAGGGCCTTGAAAACTTTCGAAAAGAAGTTAATCGCGGAAAAGGACTTGAGACCAACCTTAGCCGAGTACTTAAAGCTGCTTCAGGTGGAGCGCGAGTTGGAGCCTGAACCGCCAAGGGAGATCACTGTTACATGGGTCGAGTCACCGCCGGACACATCCGAAGAGAAATAAAATACGACCCCTTGCCTTCGCAGCGTTCCTTCCATCGATCCAGGGCCCGGTTCAAGGGGTTCTCCGGTCCGATTGGCAGTGGAAAGAGCCAGGCGCTTTGCCATGAAGCGATCCGGTTGAGTTATTTGAATCCCGGCAGGATGGGTTTGTTGGGAGCGCCGACGACGCCGATGTTACGAGACGCAACACAAGCGGCGCTGTTCGAAATGATGGATGCAAATAAGCTGCCATACGACCATAACAGAGCCGAAAACATAGTCACCATGCTGGATACAAAATCGAAGATCGTATTCCGGCCGGTGGACGAATTCGAACGGTTACGCGGGACGAACCTGGCATGGTTTGGGCTGGATGAGTTGACTTATACGCAAGAAGCCGCGTGGCTGCGGTTGGAAGGGCGACTGAGAGACCCGAAGGCAAAGCGGCTAACCGGATTTGCGGTCTGGACCCCCAAAGGTTTCGATTGGGTTTACCGGAAATTTGTCTCGGACAAGGTGAGAGGGTACGACACGATAATCGCCGCGCCGTTCGAGAACCGCTATCTGCTCGCGCAGATCCCCGACTATTACGAAAGGCTGAAGGGGAGCTACGACGACACGTTTTACGCGCAGGAGGTAATGGGCTCCTACCTGAGTCTCACCGGAGGCAAGGTTTACGCACATTTCTCAAGGCAAGATCATGTAGTAGATCTGGAAAGGGATTTGCGTTTTCCCTTGATGTGGACGCTTGACTTCAATGTGGACCCGATGAGTTCGGTGATAGTCCAGCTAATTGGCGGCAAGGTGAGGGTGCTGAATGAGATCGTGCTTCGCCATGCCACCACGATGGAAGCCTGCGCCGAGTTCCTGAAGAGATATCCGCGCCACGATGCGGGCGTTATCGTGTACGGCGACGCCTCGGGCCACCAGCAGCAGACTACGGGGGAGACGGATTACAGCATCATCCGCGACTTTTTCAGAGTTCATGCGACTACCCACGTTCAATACCGCACGACTAAGGTCAACCCGTTCGTGCGGGACCGCGTGAACCTGACAAATGCCAAACTGCGGTCGGCCAACGGTGACATCAGCTTGCTGATTGACCGCAAGTGCGCCGAGTTGGTAAAAGACTTCGAACAGGTCTCTTACAAGCCGGAGACCAACCTCATCGATAAGGATCGCGACCGGCTGAGGACCCACTTATCCGACGCGCTCGGATATTTGCTATGGCAGGAATGCAGACCGCTTCCAAGAATTGGGGAGCGACAGGAGCCAATACTTTGACAACAACCATTAACCGGGAGCACCCGGAGTACGCGGCCCGCAAGGCGATGTGGAGGCGGTATCGCGACCTGTACTCGGGAGGCGAGCAACTTCGCGATCGCGCTTCAGAGTACCTAGCGCGCCGGCTCAAGGAGCCCAACCCGATCTACGCCGAGCGGCTCAGCAGAGTCTTCTACGAGAACTATATCGGCTCGATCGTGGACTGGTATGCGGCTACTTTGATGCACCGGGCCCCGAACATCACCTTCGAGGGAAACGAGCCGGCGGCGAAGACCTTCTACGCCGATCTATCGGACAACTGCGACCTCCGGGGAACCAGCCTGTGTGAGTTTTTCCGGCAGAGATTCGTGGAGACCCTGATTTGCGGCGCGAGCTATATCGTGGCCGATTTCCCCCGGGCCAACGGTTCAGCGGCCACCCGCGCGGAGGAGGATGCCTCGGGACGATCGCGGGCTTATCTGACCAGCTATGCCGCGGATGAGGTCATCAACTGGAACTACGACGATCTGGGCGGATTGGAATGGATTGTGATTCGCACTTCATGCCTGCAACAATCCAAGGTCACCGACGCCAAGTGGGAGCGCGAGACGCGCTGGATCTACTATGACCGCGAGAATTTTCAGATCTATTGCAAGCGCGGCGAATCGAAACAGATCGAGCTGATCGGCGAAGGGCGCCACGGATTCGCCGGCCTGGGCCGGGTCCCGGTCTTTCAAATGAAAGTAACGGACGGGTTATGGCTCCTGAACAAGGCGGCGCTGCTGCAATTGGAGCACTTCAATAAATCGAACGCGCTTTCCTGGGCCCTGACCATGGGGCTGTTCGCCTTGCCGGTGATCTACTCGGACCGTGAGTGGAATCAGGTTGTCGGAGAGTCTTATTATATCCAGCTCGGGGCGCAGGACAGGTTTGGATGGGCGGAGCCGGAAGGCAAGGTTTACCAGATTGCGGCCGATAACCTGGTGAAGCTTAAGGACGAGATCTACCGGGTATGTTATTTGCTCATCCAGGCGGGAGAGACTTCGGGCGGCTCACAGCAAACCGCCCTAAGCAAGCAACTGGACTTCAGCACTACGGAAGAGGTGTTGCGCTCGTACGGCGACACCGTCAAGGACTCGATGAAGCAGGTGCTCTGGGCCATCGCGGCGGCGCGGCAGGACGGAATTTCGATCGACGTAACGGGATTGGACGAATTCGATATCGACGAATTCGGCAGCGAGTTGGATGACGCCAAGAAGTTGTTGGCGTTGGGAATTGGATCGCCGACATTGGTGAAGCAAGTATTTAAAAATCTGGCGCTGAAGTACCTAAGCGATGCACGGCAGGAAATCAAGAATCAGGTTGCGGACGAGATAGACCGGATGCACGGTCAGGCGCCGGCGTAAGCAAACTCAGAGGAGGGATATGGAAGGACTAGACATACAAGCGATTGTGAAGCAGGCGATTCAGGAATACGCCGCCAACGAACAAGCCAAGAGCGAACCCGCCTATAAGGTGGAACTGCAGGAAGAGCGGAAGCGGCGGGAGCAACTGGAGCGGCGGCTGAATGAAGTGGTGGAAGAAAACAAACGCACTCGCAAGTTGGCGGATGAGGCGGAGCGCGGTTCGGCGGTACGCGCCGAATTGCAGAAGCTGGGCGTAGCGAAAGTCGACCTCGCGTTCAAGGCCGTGCAAGACGGCGTCCTGCGCGGGGAAGACGGCCGTTTCGTGGCGCGCGGGGAGAATGGGGAGGTTTCGTTGAAGGATTATCTTTCTTCGTTCGTAAGCCAGAACCCGGAGTTTCTGCCCGCAAGAATTTCCGGGGGGAGCGGAATTACAGCGACCCTCAAGGCGCCGCCCTCGGGCGGTGAGCCGATTACTCTCGACCGGATCCGGCCGGGAATGAGCGCGGAAGAGATGCAACGGGTACGGGAAGAAATCGTACGCGTAGCGTCGCAAACCCTTCGGGGTTTGTAGGGAAGTACCGGTAAGGACCGGCTAATACGAAAAGGAGAATGAATGGGAGCTATAACTTCAACAAACGTCGCAAGCGCGATTGTAAAACTGGTGGCGGCGGACGCATTGCCGGTACTAATCGGGAACCTCGTCATGGGGAACCTGGTAAATCGAGACTATGAACCGGTGCTGGCAAATACCGGCGATACGGTGAATATTCCGATTCCACCTGCCATGGTGGCGAATAATATCGCCGAGGGTGGAACGGTACAACCGCAAAACCCGAGTCTGGGCAACGCCCAGATCGTATTGAACACGCACGTGGAGGCCACATTCCAGATTCCCGACGTGACGAAAGTCCTGGCTGTTCCGGACCTGCTGAAGATCTACATGCAGCCGGCGGTGGCCGCGATCGCGCAGAGGATCGAGAGTGACCTGCTGAACCTGTATCCGGGCTTTACCTCCAATTCCCCGGTGGGTACCGCGGGCGTGACGATCGTCGAGTCAGTGGTGGACGCCGCGGAAACAGCGTTATTCCTGGCCAAAGCGCCGCCGCTCGAGGAGAAGTACATGGTGGTCGACGCGGCCACCTATTCGGCATGGCGGCAGATTCCGCGGTTCAGCGAATTCCAGAATTCGGGCGAAGCCGGTCTGCGCGCGATTGTCGATGGCACCATCGGGAAAGTGAAGGACTTCTTCGTGTTCCGCTCGCAGTTTGTGGCTAAGACCGGTAGTTCGCCGGTGAATACGCACAACATCGCGTTCACGAAGAACTCGATGGGCCTGGTGATCCGCCGTCTGCCGCAGCCCTTACCGGGAACGGGCGCGATTGCGGAGTACGCCGAACTCGGCAACTTCGGCATGCGGGTAGTGATGAGCTACCAGCCAAATACGCTGGCTCAGCAGTTCACTGTGGACGTCCTATACGGCTGCGGCGTTCTGCGAAATGAGTTGGGCATACAAGTCAACACCTAGTTGCCTACGCAATAGGCCGGGGGCAGGCCTGCGAGGGCGGCCTGCTCCTTAACTTAGCAGGGTCAGATCAAGGAGAACGGGATGGATTTGAAGCTCTATTATCAGAAAATTCGGGATACGGAAGCGAAGATTCCGGATGTATTCCCAGTGATCGTCAGCCAGGAGACAGACAACGGCGGTAAGGCAGGAACTTGCGCCGAAGTCACGCGCGCGGTGGCCGCGAAAATGATCACCGAAGGGACGGCTCGATTAGCGACCGCCGCGGAGGCGAAAGCCTATCGGGATGATCGCGTGGAGGCCAAGCGGATCGCCGATCAAGCAGCCGAAGTCGCCAAGGTGCAAGTAACTGTCGTGCCAAACGCCGAACTGGCGAAATTGGCCGGCGTCAGGAAGGACAAGGCGTAACACGATGCCTCTCTTCACGGATGGTCCCATTTCCAGCATCTTGGATATGACGGCGCAGGACTCACAGCTTCCCACAGTGGCCAGCGTGGAGGGAATCGATGTGACGCAGAAGTTATTCATCGCCCAGGATCAGCTGGCGATGGATCTTGAGATAGCTCTTAGCCGGTTCGCCTTTGCGGACCGACTACTCTGGGTAACGCCGCAGGCGACATTGGAGAACGTGGTGGTAACGCCGCCTTTGAAGCTGTGGCATACGGCGCGGTCGCTCGAGTTGGTTTATAGCGATGCTTACAACAGTCAGCTCAACGACCGATATGCGGGAAAACGGGATCAGTTCCACGCGCTGGCGAAATGGGCATACGAGAGACTGATCGAAATCGGCGCCGGGATCGCAACACACCCGATTCAAAGAGCGCAAATGCCGACGGTGATCGCGTTTCCTGGCGCGTTACTCGATGGGGAGTATTACGTGACCGTGACGTGGGTCAATGCCGGCGGTGAAGAAGGAGCTGCGGCAACGGAAACGAGCATTACCACAACCTCCAGCACCTTTCTGGTCGAGCCAGCGAACGCGCCGGCCGCGGCGGCGGGATGGAACGCGTATGCGGGCACGGCGCCCGCGACAATGTACCGGCAGAACACCTATCTCTTGGCTGTGGGTCAAACCTGGGAACAACCGGCGGCCCTAACCTCGATTGGCTCGCTGCCAGGCAGGGGACAGAAGCCAACTTACTTACAACCGTTGCCGCGAGTAATGCAAAGAGGCTAACCCATGGCGCAAATTGGTAGTGCCATTACAGGCAAAGTGATCCAGCGCATGACAGCGCCGACCGGCGGAGTGAACGCGAATCTGGTGGCACTCGCGCAAGGCGCGCCGGCCATCCCGGCGCCGCTCATCGCAGCGCAAATAAGATCCGGAAACATCGCTGCCGACCTGGTCGATCGCAGCAGCGTAGTTCAGTATCCGTCGGCGAACGTTTACTGCGACAAGATTGTCAACAGCCAAATCGAAAAGTTCCGGACCTTTTCCGGAACTCTACAAATGGCGATTGATCTGCGGCATTCCGAGGATCGGTTAGAGGACGTTCAATCGGACCTGGAAAGTTACGTGGACGCCGCAACGGCTACGCTGGCCGCGAGCCTGGGCGACTGGGGCGGGGGCATGTACTACGCCGGCGGGTACCAGGTGGCGTTCGGGCCCGTGAAGCACGGCGGCAAGAATTTTATTCAGACCGCCAAGATTACATTCGAGATTGGAGTAAGCATTAGCTAGTATGTCGTACATTCTCTCTACCTCAAATCGCCTCTATACGGCGCTCGAAAGCTCTTACGGCGCCATCGGAGCAATCACATCGGCCAGCCGGATACCAGCGTTAAAGCTTTCGGTCCGGCAACAACTCGAAGTTACCAACCGGCAGGACAAGACCGGCAGCCGCACGTTTCCAGGGTTGCCGCTGGGCGGCCGGAAACAGACTACTTTCGCGCTCAGTACATACCTGACGAGTTGGCAGAGCGGGTCGCCGGGTCCGTCGTACGGTCCGCTCTTTCAAGCTGCATTGGGCGGAACGCCGGCGCAGTCTGCCGGAGGCGCGGTTGCCGCGGTGACAACCGCCGGGGCGTTAGGCTTCTCAGCGCCGCACGGCCTATCGGCAGGGCAGGCTGTATCCTCAGGCAGCGAACTGCGATTTGTAGCCAGCGTCGTGGACGCCAGCAACGTCGTATTAAACGCGCCGTTTACGACGCCGCCGGCCGCCGGCGCCTCGACCCAGGCAACCGTCACCTATTCGCCGGCAACCGTGCTGCCGAGCGTCACGGTATTCGATTACTGGGACCCTGCCACGGCCGTTCAGAGGGTGGTGCATGGGGTGGCAGTCGACGAAATGGCAATCCGGGTCAATGGGGACTTCCACGAGTTCCAGTTCAGCGGATTGGCGCAAGACGTGCTGGACACCGTCAGTTTCACGGCCGGCGCGGGATCGCTGCAGAGCTTTCCAACCGAGCCGGCGCTGGCGGCTTTCGATTATTCGATCGTGCCCGGCAATCTGGGCCAGGCCTGGTTGGGAACCACCGCGGCCCAATTCTTCACAGTGACCAATGCAACGATAGTCCTGAAGAATAACTTGGAGACAAGATCGAAGGAATTCGGGTTTAGTCTCCCGCAAGCAATTTCGCCGGGCCGGCGCGTAGTAGCCGCATCCTTGGAACTTTACAGCCAGGACGACTCGGCCACGGAAGCGTTGTACCAGGCGGCGCGCCAGCAAACGCCGATCGCCGTGATGTTCCAGTTAGGCGTGGTTTCGGGGCAAATGATGGCCGTCTATCTACAGAGCGTCATCCCGACGGTGCCGGAGTTCGACGATGGCACGAACCGGTTGCAATGGAACTTCCGACCGTCGCGAGCGCAGGGCACTACGGATAACGAAATCATGGTGGCTTTCGCCTAGCCATGACTTACGAAAGCGTGGATCGGGTGGACTCGGCCATCGCGGAGGGAGTGAGTTATCTGGTTGCGAAGATATCCTTCTCGCGGCGCATGGACCTGATGCGGCAGGTGCGGGAGTTGGCGCGCCGGGCGGAATTCCTGGAGGCCGGCAAGGACGCGGAAGAGAAGATGGACGCTGCGTTACTCCGGGCGGAGATCGATCGGCTCTATCTGAAATGGGGTCTCAGAGAGATAGCCGGTCTCGACCTCGATGGTAAACCGGCGACTCCCGAATCGCTGCTCGAGTCCGGCCCGGAGAACCTATTACAGGAGGCTTTGGCGGCGGTGCGGGCCGCGGCCGGGCTCTCCGCGGCAGAACGAAAAAACTAATAGTCGCCTTTCACTTTCAATTTTCGAACCGAGCCGGGTGGAGGTGCGACTTATGCCGGAAATCCGGCTTGGAAATGCAGCGCCGGTGCGGGTGGTTGACGCACAGGGAAGAACAAAAGGGGCCGCCCGTGTGGGCCCGGAGCGATGTGGCGCTGTTTACGTGCCCGACGTCTTACATCACTCCGGAGAGTGAAACATTAGTGGAGGAGTTTTTTGTGCGGCGGCGATTGGGCGCCATAGACTTTTCAGAATTGAGCGCCAGACAAGTCGAGGCGTTCGCCATTTTGGAGAAAGCGTTGACGTCGGAGATCAAACATGGCCAAGAGAAACGCAGATCGATTGCTTGAAGAACGCTTGACCGGCGATGCGGCGAGCGGTCTCTGATATGGCCACTTTTCCTCCCCTCCAGACTACGGCCGTCGCGCAGTATCCAGCCGGTAAGTCGCTTCGCTTCCAAAACCAGATCGTACGCTTTCTGGATGGAAACGAGCAACGGTACCGGGATTCGGCTGGGCCGCTGCACCGGTGGGTCATCCGGTTAGACCAGCTGAACGAAACGGAAATGGCGGCGATTGAGAACTTCTTTTTTTCAAACCAAGGTAGTTTCGCGAACTTTGCATTCGTCGATCCCTGGGACGGTACATCGTATGCGAATTGCAGTCTCGCGAGCGACCAATTAGAGCTGGCTTCGCTGGCAGATTTGCGCGGCAGGACATCGGTTACCGTGATTGAGAATCGAGGATAGGGAGACGCAGTGTATCCACAACTTACTACCGGGGCGCTCGCTCAGTATCCCATAGGGAAGCGCCGCCAGACGCGAACCGTGACGAACATGGCCGCGGACGGAAGCTCAGTCAAACTGGCCGATCCCAATGCCTGGTTCACAGAGTGGCAATTGCGCTATGTGGGGCTGAGTGACGCGGATCTAAGCGCTCTCGAAGCGTTCTTCACGGCAAGTGAAGGATCGCTAAACGGATTTACGTTCGTCGATCCGGCCGGAAACCTGTTGGCGTGGAGCGAGGATCTGACGAATGCGGTTTGGGGCCCGGGTCCGTTTCTGGCATGCACGGGAGGCGTGGCCGATCCGCTGGGCGGCAGCGGAGCGTTTCTTCTGACGAATTCGGGGGAAGGCGCGCAAAGCGTGACGCAAACGTTGAATGTACCGGTCCAGTACATATATTCGTTCAGCATTTACGTCCAGGCAGCGCAGCCAACCGCTGTCACCCTACTGTTCGGCGGCAATCGCGCCGGAGCGACGGCTGGTCCGAACTGGAGCAGGATCAGTTTCACTGGAACCGGCGATCCTACGGCGGCATCAATTCTCTTCGGTATTGAACTGCCGCCCGGAGCGATCAATGTGTTCGGGCCGCAGGTGGACGCGCAAGCCGCGCCTTCGGCTTATCAGAAAAGCACAACCGGCGGGGTTTATCAGAACGCGCGTTTTGGCGACGACGCGTTTTCGCTCACGACGACGGATGTGAACCGGCACAGCGCCACCGTGAATATCGTTTATGCAAACCATCTCTAGTCTAAAGGAGCAGGCCGTCACCGATACGCCGCTCATCGTGTTCGACTGCGTGCTCTCCAATGGAGATACCGAGCATTGGTGCACGCACGGGATCACCGTGAACGGAACCACGTACGCGGCGCGGGTGCTTCAGCAAAGCTCCTTCGACATACAGACAGCGTCCGATCAAGGCGTGGACGGCAGCCCGACTATATCCGTGACGCTGGCGAACGCGGATTCGCACTTCTCCGAGATCCAGCAAGCGACTGGCTGGAAGGGCGCGCGGTTGACGGTGAGCTTCCTGTTTTACGACTTACGGAATAATGCACCTCTGACCGACACGTCCGTAGTGTTCCAGGGCACTTGCAATTCTCCCGATCAGATCAAGGAAGCGACGTTCCGGCTTACCGCGACTAACCGAATGAACCTGCAGCGACTTTTGCTGCCCGAAATTCGAATCCAAAGCACATGTCCCTGGCAGTTCCCGTCGACGCCGGCGCAGCAAGCGGAAGCGGTGAGCGGTGGCGCGGAAGGGCAATATTCGACATATTACCGCTGCGGCTACTCGGCGGGGTTGCCGGGCGGCGTAGGCAACTTGAATAACGGGGCGCCATTTACATCCTGTAGCTATGTTCGCGCCGATTGTCAGGCGCGCGGCATGTTTACGATTGGGAGGTTTGGCGGTCTGGAGTTCGTTCCCCCAGTTATCTCCGTGCGCGGCTACGGCGGCGCGTGGACGAGTTCCAATCTATCGGTCAACCAGGCGCGGTATAACGATTTTGTCCCGATGGTCTATGGAACGGCCTGGTATGAGCCGCTGGTGGTGTTCGCGCGCAACGACGGCAACTTGACGCGGATGGAAGTATTGCTAGGCGTCGGGTTAATGCAAGGAGTAGTTACCGTCCTGGTCAATGGCGTTCAAATCCCAATCGGGGTAAACGGAACGAACATGACTGGCACCGGTTGGTACAACGTGATGACGCTGGGATCCCGGAACGGCGTGTTCGACCCGAACTTTACAAATGCGGGCGGGCAGCCGGCGGGCGATCCCTATGGAAGCATGGCTTATCTCTCCGTGGTCGTCCCGAACCAACTGAACGATGGAAACTCGCTTCCCGCAATCCAGGTGCTGGCGCAGGGCCTGATTATCCCGACCTATGCGGCAGACGGGACCAGCCTGGCCAGTCAGTTTTCCAGCAATCCAGCGTGGATCATCCTCGATGTACTGCAGCGGAGCGGTTGGACGGCGAATGAGCTCGATCTTACCAGTTTTGCCGCGGCAGCGGCTTATTGCGACCAACAGATCGATTCCACCGATTTGAACGGCAATCCTATTACGATACCGAGGTTTCAATGCAATCTGGTGGTGCAAAAGAGGCGTAGCGCCGGGGACGTAATCCGGGGAATCCGCAATGCCGCGCGGCTCTACCTTACATACGGACCAGGCGGCGTATTGCAACTGCAGGTGGAAAATACCATAGCGCTCCAGCAGCCCACTCAACTGGCGTGGTCCAATAGCACGGCGCCTCTAAATGGCGGATGGCCGAGCTACGAATTCGGAGACGGCAGCAACGGTTTCTCGGGCATAATGCGGCGCCAAAATGGCGAGCCCAGCGTGACGGTGACCAGCCGTCCTATATCGGACTCTCCCAATTCCTATAACGTCGAATACCAAGACAGCCTCAACGGCTATCAGCAGGATAGCTTCTCGGTATCGAACGCGGACGATATTGCGCTGGCCGGCCAGGAAGTTACCGCGACGCTGATGGCCGTCGGGATCCCAAATTACGACCAGGCCGGCCGAATTCTGCAATTCAACCTGGACAAATCCGTTCTGGGAAATACTTATATCCAGTTTGAGACCAGCGTGAAAGCAGTGGGCATCCGGCCCGGCGATATCATCACATTCACCTATCTGAAAGAGGGCTTCGATCGCCAGCCATTTCGCGTCCTGAAGATATCGCCTGCAACTAATTACAGAACCTCGACTATTCTAGCTCAGATCCACGACGACGCATGGTATGCCGACACGAATGGGCAGACTGGTTCTCCCTCCGGCGCGGCGCAGAACGGAAGCGCCGGAATCGGGACACCGAGGCCGCTAATCGGGACGATTATCGATAGCAACGGCAATATCGAATTTGGCGTACAAGAGACCGATACCACGGCAAGCGATGGCACTATCGATGTTAGCGTGGCCGTGAGCTTCGTGGCGCCGGCCATCATCGCGGCCACGGGTCCAGGAATCCCACTGTTGGATTTTTCTCCGCAGGTTACCACGGGCGGAACGCTGACGTCGGGACAGAATTTGTACTATTCGGTTTCGGGCGTCAACAGCGCCGGTGGCGAGGGGGAGCTTTCCTTTATAGTCACGGCGAATATCATGGCGGACGCGAGCAGCGTTACTCTGACTGGTTTGAGTTTCACGTCCGACACTGTATCGTTCAATCTGTACCGGGGACCGACGCCGTCCGATTTGTTTCGAATCGCTACGGGGCAAGCCGTTGCGGCTCAGTTTACCGATACTGGTCTGACGGATCAGTTGATTGCTCCACCCGACCCTAACTTCGACCATGCAAACTTCTACTGGCGCATGGAAATGCAGCCGGAAATCGCCGTCACCATTTATTCCGCAAACACGG